CGTGGGCTCGGAGATGTGTATAAGAGACAGATATACTCGGGTACGTGTGCAATAAATACAAACACACCCTTCGTGAATCTATACACACAAGTCGTAGCGAAAGCGTAGCAAACGGCTCTCGGGTAAAGCCACCACATTATGTGTTCATAGGCGTCTTTTTTTATCTATATTAAATACAAGATGAATCTTGATGAAGTAGCGAAGAAAGTCCAGTACATCACAGTAGATTCAGAATTCGTAGATGGTTCTAATAATACATTTACGATAGATTTCTCACTCGATTCAAATGTACACATGGAAGATATGTCAAAAGTTATAGGGTTTAAGATAGTAGACTTTTACGTGACCCAAATAGGCGAAAGTGATTCAACTGGAAATACAGACGTGTCCAAATATATCGATGTCGTGTGCGAAGACATACCAAAGCGTGCACAGATACTCGACGAACGACACGGGGAAATACTCGCGCGAATACCACTCGAGAGGAGTTTCTCCGGTAGTAACTCGTTTATATTGAGAGATAAACAGTGGAGATCGCATCAAAGACAGACAGGGTTTTTTAATCCGTTGTCAATACAAAAAACACACTTTAAATTGTATGAATCCCAAGGAGATGGAGATTACGAATTACTCAAACCGAGTGTTTCGTTTTACATGATAATAGAAATAACAACCATCGATGTAAAAGAAAAACCACGCAATAGAGAGGTACAAATATTACAGGCATTAGATCGTCTCATGGAAAAGATAGACAGCCTCAACCATAACGTAAAAAAACTACCCGACGCGGAACAATTGGAGAAAGCTAGAAGAGAAACAAAAAAATACCCATTTAGCTATCTCATATTAATGATACTTCTTATTTTAGGAGGTGTGTATTACATTACTTCAAAACAGCATCCGATGCCCCATCAACCTTCTTTTTAACTCGGCGAACGACCTTCTTCACGGGCTTAGGGGCTTCTTCAACTGGCGCTGGCGCGGGAGCCTTGGCTTCTTCGACTTGTTCTACTACTGGCGCTGGCACTGGCGCTGGCACGGGCGCTGGTGCTGGTGCTGGCGCCGGGGTGCTGTCAAGTTCATCCACCAAACGCATCAACAAACCATACACGTGTTTCTTGTTGATTCGAAGGGTTTGCATTTCATCTCTGATTTCTTGCCTGAGAGCTTCCATTATAATATACATAAAGGAAATATTATCTTTAAATGTAATGCTGGTCATAGGTCCTACCCTTCTGAGTGGAATAGGACAACACGCAAAGAAATACACTGAACTTTTCCCCGAATGGAAATATATTCAGGTATCCGAACACATACCGGAATGTGAACGCGCTTTCATATTCGCTCTACCCGTCGAATACTGGTTCGATAAAATAGTCGAACTCAAAAAGAAAATTAAGCATCTACATTGCATGACGGTATGTGAAACTGAAACTGTACACGAAGACTATGGAAAACTATTTAAATTATTTGATAGAATCGCCGTACCGAGTGAATTCTGTAAAAATGTATTTTCGCGTCAGTTTCCGGACACCGAATTCTATGTAATACGGGCGCACATACCACACAAGGATACGTATACATTCTATCACATAGGCAACGTGATGGACCAACGAAAGAATTTCAGAGCTATTTTAGAGTCATTCGTTCGTCTGAATAAGCCAGATACAAAGCTTCTGGTAAAAGCCACGTGCAATCAACCGATAACCATAAATCTACCAAACGTTGAAGTAATAAACGGGCTCGTATCGGACGACGAAATGGACAAAATACATAGAATGTCTGATTGTTACGTGAGTTTTTCAAGTTCAGAAGGAGTTGGTATGGGTGCAGTTGAAGCGGCCATGCGTGATAAACCCGTGATCATCACAGACTACGGTGGTGCACCCGAATATGTTAAAACACCGTACACGGTTTCGTGTGAACTTCAAGAGTTGCAGAATGACGATTTCTTGTTTAAGAAAGGAATGCAGTGGGGCAAGCCAAACAAAGAACAACTCTTGGAATTCATGACGGATGCATATGAAAAACGATTGAGGCACATGGACCACTCACATACGAAGTGGATGGTGGGTAAAGAAAATGTTTCACAACAATTCATCGATAATGTAATTGGTAAGTAAAACAATGAGACCGGTGAGAATAGCACCCGAGGCGATGGCACCCTTTTGAGCGATCAACATGGAAACGATATCGTCTACAAAACCAATGTTGGTTGGTTTCTTCACGGTATCTGGAACAATTTTGGCTAAAGCGACATAGAGAGCCATGGCTATTACAACTGGACGAAGTGTCTCTTGGTCTAACATTTATAGTACACTAATATTTTATCTTCGGTTGATGTTTTCTACAAAACCCACCGCACACCGCCTTGAACCCACACGACTTACCACTCAATGTCACGGCTTGACATGTGTGTACAGCTCGTCGCTTCTCAGATACAACTTCTGGAGCCTTGCTAATGAGTTGAATGGTTCTATTCTGTTTTTCAGTTCTGAGTTGTATATATTTCTGTTTCATCTTCCAAGTCGCATGTGCAAGTTTCTTGCACTTGTCAGTTGGAATATCTGTTCGATACATTCGCATAGCGTCGGTAAGGCATTGTTCGTAAGACATCTTTAGAATTCGATAATTACAAGGGTGGGTTTATGTGACTTAGGTTTAGATTATGCGATGTCTATCGACAATCAAATCGTGGACACCTCCTACGATGGATTGTAAAATAAAAAAGTGGAATGCGTTTTGGATGGTTTCTGCGAAAGTGTTCATTTTTGATTACAAATTAATCAGATCTTGTGAACTTAGGTCAAAAAATAAAGACTCCTACCTTTGTTTTTTAAAAATAGCTTAAGTGGAAGCCTCGATTATTAAAAAGTAAGGTAAAATGGGTGGGGTAATCAGTAATGACATACATGTCTCGTTTGTATATGATGGGTCACAATTGAAAGTCAAACTCGCGACGTATGGTGAAGAAGCTCGCGAAAAGTTCATCCGAATGTCCGCTAGATATGGGTTCGATCCATATATTTTCAGGGTTGAAGTTGAAGTGCGTGCGAGTGGTAAGACGGCTGGTATGACCGATACGTACTATTATGGTGAGGGTAAGAGATTTCGCTCATTGAAGGAAATTGAGAGATTTTATAAACCGAATCCGATACCATCATCCGATGAAGAGATAGAAAGCTATCTTATGTCCAAATACTTATCGAATTTCGACTCGGTCATACGATACACGATCAACCTGTGTGAGCCATCTGTCGCCAGATCTGAAATTCAGCCGGATATATTTCCGTTCATTGAAGGTGCACACGTCGTCACACATTTCGATTCAAAAGGGCATCGCAGAACCATGTGTATTCATCCATATAATTCGGGTATAAAACACTATAACCGCGTCGGGTGGCAACATGCATATGCTTGCAAGTGTCCGATGCATATAACTTCTAGTTACTGGAGGCGCTTATCCTCCAAGGTTCTTGCAGACAGGCAAAATTTTTTAAATTCTAAGAATAATACGTACATTGAAAATGTCATAGGGATGACATACGATGAATATTTGATATATATGAGAGATAGATTTATTTCCACATATGAGGGTATTTTACCGGAACACGAACTGAGTTTAACACCCGAACAACTACTCATAGAATCAAAATATGTCATCGATGAATTCCTACCTCGATGCTACGGTAAGAAATTCAAAAATAGTAGAAATGATATTTCTATTTTTCTGGCTAAAGTATTCAATTTTAAGAACACACAATATCTCATTCGAAATAAAGAACATGCGAGAACTTTGGGTGTTGATGTAAATGAACATAGATACCTGATCAACGATTGTAAGAATGGTACAATCTTGCCAGATGTACTTGAAAATTTTGAAAAAATAGTACCCTCCGACGCAGCCGTGGCGTATTTCAATGACGTTGTAATGAAATTTGGTGATTGATTCAACTAAAGACCCCCACCTTTGTTTTTAAAAAATAGCTTAAGTGGAAGCCTCGTTTATTAAAAAGTAAGGACAATGAGCGA